TTCAGGGACATAGCCTCCTTGCAAGTCTACAATTGCTAACGAGTCTCCACGATTTTCACACATATCAATTAGATTTCTGTTAAGTGTGTTGTTTGTGATACCTGGCATTGCGGCCAAATCAAACTCTACAGCCTCTGGATCTCTCAAAGAATCAATAGCGACCTTGAGTGAATTGAAAGCGTAGCTCGTGCGCTCATTTTTATCTGATAGGCCAGTGTTTCTAAAAGGCTCTGCCTCAGTAATATCTAGGCCGTCAAACCCACCGTGAAGAACAGTGGTAAACCTGTCAGCGCCAAGATCAAGAATCGTGCGATAGCTTCCACTTGAAATCGCAGTTTCTCGAACGTAAGTCATGCCTTCGCGTGCTTCTGAATTATGTCTAGATCCAGATTTGTAAACCAAGGCACCAGAAAGCGCGACATTACCATTTGCTTGATTGATGCAAATATCGTCTAGAGAGAAAACAAAACTGTTTTCAGTTCTTGCGTTACCACCAGTGGTTAATACGTCCATACTGACGCCAGCTGGCTTTGGACCGGTGTACTCACCAATCGTATGAGATGGGCGCCCACTCAAATTGAAAGTAGAATCAACGCCGTAGTATACAGCAGTTGGATCAGTTGGATCTCCCTCTGAAGCGGAGACTCTCAGTCTTAAGCTTGGGAACTGGAATCGTGCGTTATAACCAGTGCCATTAACACCACCAGCGAATGAGCCACTGACTGATCCACCACCTAATATTGTTGTGTTTGCTAAATCAGTAGTGTTGTATGTCTTATTACCAGCGGTACCTTTAGTTACGTTTGTTATTGTCAATACACCACCGCCGCCGTCGACTACGGTGAATCTACCAGTTCCGTGACCGTTGGCATTATCTATAGCGTCTTTTAATGTTGAAGCAGCAGTGGCAACGCCATTGTTGTGATCAAAGGTCAAGGCCGCGGCGTTAGCCGAGGTCTTGCCGGTGTAAGTTCTACTCGTCCCATCAGCAGAGA